GCATCCAAAACTGGAATGCCTCCACAGGGAAAGCAAACGTTACACTTATTGCAGTAAACAAATAATAATCAGAAGATTATGGCAAGTGAAAAAGTTACATTATTAGACCTTTCGTTCAATACTTCAGAAGGACTGGACGGACTGGACGCACTTATAGCGAAGTCTTTAGAGTTGGCAGAAACAAAGAAACAGTTGACCGCCACCATGAAGGACGAGAAAAAGCAAGTCACCGATGCGGGCAAGGCTTTTAAGGCAGGTGCGATAACGCAGGATGAGTATAAAAAGACCGTTGAGAACTCCACCAAAGCACAGGTGGAGATAACTAAACAGATTAACGTTGTTAACCGTTCGATCACTGATAACAATCAGGAAATTAAGGTTAACACAACGTTAATGACTAGCCAAGAAGACAGCGTTAATGCACTTCGGGCACAACTGGCAAAGAACACTAAAGAGCTTAACGCGATGTCAGCCGCAACCCGTAACAATACGGAAGAAGGGAAGGCCCTAGTCACCGAAACCAAGGAGATTTCAGATAAACTGAAAGAGATGGAAAAGGCTGTAGGTGACAATAGGCGTAATGTCGGTAACTATGCGGAAAGTATAGACGAGGCTCTGAAAAACACCAAGGGCTTATCAGGTGCTACTGGTATGTTGGCTTCTGCACTAAGCACAGGTACAGCAGGCGTGAAAGCGTTTTCCGTCGCTCTGAGGGCCAATCCTTTGGTTGCGGTAGTGTCGGTAGTCCTTTTGCTAGTTTCTTCAATAGAGAAGCTTATAAAGAGGAATAGCGAGGCGGCAGCATCCCTTAAGGCAGCGTTCGCACCGTTCGGTGTGATATTCACCCGAATACTTGACGGGCTGACCAACATGTTATCGGGTGTCGCCAAAGCCTTTGAGTGGATAACTACCAAAGTGGTAGGGCTTTTGGACGCTATAGGGCTGATTTCGGAAGAAACCAAGAAGGCGGGAGAGACGGCAGCGCAGCTATCGAAGGCTGAGCTAGCCATTTATGAGGCCGAAACTAAGAACCTAGTCACTTTATCGGCTATGAGTAGGGAGCTAGCCAAGCAAAAAACCCTCGTAGGCGACCAATTAAAGAGCACTAAGGAACGAAATGAGGCCGCGCAGAAGGGTATTTCCATACTAAAACAGATGGAAAAGGCAGAAGTGGACGTGCTTAAACAGAAGTATGAGCAAATTAAAGCGCAAAACAGCCTCAGTTACACCTCGAAAGAAGATAGACGGGCCGAAATGCAGGCACTCGCGGACCTTCAAGCGAAGCAAGCGGAATACACTGAGAAGCGAAAAGAGCTAGAGAACCAAGCAAGCGGACTTATTGCATCAGAAAACTCCAAAAACGCAGCCGCTTATAAGGCCTCAGAAGCCGCAAAAGCGCAGGCAGCGATAAAGGCTGCAACAGATGCCGAGAATGCTAAACGGGCTTTGCAGCAGGAGACCATCAAACAGATGGAGGTTGCCCTTACGAAACTTAACCTGTCCATACAGGAGAAGGAAGTTACGGACGATGGCGGCAAACAGCGTATTCGCAACGCTGAGCTGATCGCCAAAGAAGAGCTAAACATCGAAAAGGAAATGCTCAAACAGGGGTTGATCACTCAGCAGGAATATAATGCGCGGGAACAGGAGATAAGAGCGCAGCAACTTCAAGTTCAGCGAGACGAGGCCGACAGGTTTAACGCTGAACGCATCTCTAACTTCGAGGCGGCTGCAAATAAAGAGTTGGAAATCCAGCACTACAAATTGCAGCAAGGCTTGATCAGTCGCGAAGAGTATGAAAATAGTGAGACGCAGTTACGTATAGAGGCTCGTGAACTTCGCAACCAGATAGAAGAAGAGCAGGACAACATAGACCGCGAACGTCGGGCGATGGACGAGGCTAACCGTAAAGAGATAGAAATGGCTAACATAACTAACCAATACGAGTTACGTCAAGTTCAGTTAGACGCACAGTACGCACAGGAGATTGCAGCCGCTGAACGTATTGGTGCAGATACGTCTCTCATACAAAAGAAGTATGAAAATGCTAAAGAAGCGAATACCAAGGCACGTGTGAACGCAGAATTAACAATGACTGCGGGCCTTGCAGGGCAGATGTCCGACCTATTGGGCGAAGAGAGTGCAGCCGGGAAAGCCTTCGCAGTCGTACAAGCAACCATCAATACCTATCTTGGTGCTACAAAAGCATTGGCGCAGGGTGGCATATTGGGTATTGCACAGGCGGCTATAGTAACCGCTTTTGGTATGAAGCAAGTACTTACAATCGCCAAACAGAAGGACCCCGACACGAAGGTAAAAACCAGCGTTAAAAAGTATGCGAAAGGTGGTACGATCAAGGGGAAATCCCATGCACAAGGGGGTGTTAAGTTTGTAGGTGATAACGGACAGGCTTTTGAGGCAGAAGGCGGTGAGAATGTCTACATCCTTAAGAAAACGGCCAGTGCTGAGATCAATGCATTATCGGACCTTAACGTTGCGCACGGTGGCAAGTCTTTCCATACTTCCATCCCTTCAAAATTCGCAGAAGGCGGAACGGTGGTTAACATGCTTACCCCGCTAGCTCCGAAGTTTAAGAAGGGGGACGTAATAACGAGCGTTGCGGACATGCGGAAATTCTCTAGTAGTGAATCAAATACCGTTAACAATACCGTTAACAAGTCTGACGTCAAGTATGAGAAGGGCGGAAAGATCGAGAAAGCTTTGGC